GGTTGGCGTTAACTTGTATCATAGTAGGTTCCTTGTGATCGGTTGCAGTCGGCTCTAACAGGCCGTCAAACCCGCCACGCGCGAGGCATGGCGGGAGAGAGGGCGTGTCAGCGTGTCCAGTAGGTGACGCCGGCGTAGGTGACGGACGTGTAGTCCATACGCAGCTCGCGCGCGGCCTGTGTCCAGTCAATGCACCGGGCGGGCCATGCGGCGTTGGCGTCGATCGCGCCGATGTCCTCCGCCAGATCTTGCGCGTAAGTGCGGAAATAGTCGTCACGGATCAGCGTCACCGGATACCAGTCCCCGCGCCATTGTTCGTCGCCGCCCGCGCCTTCCAGATCGGCCAAGAGCGCGCGGAGGTCCACAAGCTCGCTGGCGTCGTCGTTTTCGTCGCGCGCGGCTATCGCGTCCTCAATGCCGTCGATTGCCTCAAGAACCTCAACGCGCGCGATGATGTCGCGGACGTCGATGATGTCGTCTGTGGTGATGATGTCGGACATGGTGTGAGCCTTTGTGTGTGATCGGTTGGTGACGTGACGTTAGCAGGATTGCTAGGGGTGTGTCAACAGCCACTGAGCTGTCAGCACGCGGTCGGCGGCGGGGTCGGTGCGCGCGAGGCCGCGACGCTCCAGGGCGCATAGGCTGGCGTCGGTGTGCGACGCGCGGAGGCCGTTCGCGCCAGCCGCTCGCAAGTCGGCGAGGGCTTGCGCCATGGCGGGCGAGAGAGGGCGGCGGGTCACGGTTGCAGCCCTTGGCGCGTTGCCAACAGATAGGCGAGGTGATCGACAGCGCCTTGCCATGCTTCCGCCTCCGTGTCGTAAAACACATCTCCCTCGCCGCCGCAGGGCGCGTAATAGTCCCACGTTGTGCGCGCGACTTGCTCGCCAGTTTCCGTTTCGTCCATCCAGTCAGACTTGCGAACGGTAAAGCCTAGGGCCTTTGCGTGGTCGATCATTGTCGTTCTCCGTGATTGATGACGCTAACCTAGCAGGATTGCTAGGCGTGTCAACATCTCTTTTCGCCCCTTGACGCGGTGTCTTTTTATCGTTAGGCGTAGGCTTACGCCTAACCGAAAACGGAGGCGGAAATTATTGTCACGCAAATCTGCTAGGACGCCAAACTTTCGCCTGTCGGTTGCGGCTTTTCAAAGCACACTTACGATTGCGGCGAAATTGTGGCGCGATTGTGGCGAGCGGTTGGCGCGGATTGTCATGCCAAGGGCCGATATTGTCGCGGATTGTCATCCGTGGCGGCCGCGATGACAATCGCCTGTCGTCATACGGCGCGGCTGTTTGCCGCCGTGTGATTGTCATATTGTCATCGGAATGGAAGAGTTAGTTAGAAAAGTAATATTATACGGGTATAAATCCTAGCCGTGTAGCTGGCAGCAAGTTGGACTTATTTCTCTATGACAATATGACAATCGGAGAGACTAAACCCAGTCACTGTATGACCAGAGAGCGATTTTGGCGTGACAATCGCCATGACAATCGCAAACGGCCCGCGAGTGCATCGCGGGCCGTCTGTTTTTGGCGGTTTGGGCTAGGGTTAGCCCGGCCTTGCGGCTATGCCATATCCGCGCGCGTCGTAAACCCTTTGGCGTTGCGGGTTGCCGCGCGTGATGAAAAGCCGGGTCCCGTCCGTGAACGTGTAGGACGTTCCGTGCTGATTACGGACCTTGCGCACTATGCGCTTGGCGTTGCCCGTGTGCACCGCTTCCAGATTGAACGCTGCATAGCCCTTGGTCGCCTCCCAAAAGTAGCGGGCTATCCCGTTGCGCCCTGACAAGTCGTCCGCGCGGGTTTGCTGCATTTGCCGCAAGGTTGTTTCCGTCGTCATGTCTCGTTTCCCTCTCGTATGAGCGCATCCCGCGCCCGTTTGGTATGTAGACCGCCTAGGCCGCTAGATGCGCTCTAGCGGCCCTTGGCGGCGATTTTACAGAAAGCGGCAACGCTCCGACGGAACGTCAAGCGACGCGGCAAGGCGCGCCAAGGCGGCTTCGCCCTCCGCCAGTGTGTCCGCGTCAACGATCGCCGACGCTATCCCGTCCGCGTCAACGCCGTAAACGGTGAAAAACTCCGCGTCGGCGGCGCTCTGCAGCCCGTCAACGCCGTCCGCGTCGGCCTTGCATCCGCCAAGGCGGAGCAAAACAAACTTGCCGCCCAGTCTCGCGTCATTCTCTGCCCAGAGGCGCGCCATATCTGTGTCAGTCATTGTCATTCCCTCTTAGGCGTTAGTGCCTTGCCCTGTCTTAAATAGCACATTCGCCATAGTGTCAACCCCCCCATTGACGCATCACCTAGAAACATTCTAGGCAATGTCATTGCCTAGCCGACCGGTCACAACGTATGCGCCTCCGCTGCTAGGCCGATATGTGCACACGCCAAGCGCGCTCGCTGCTAGGCTTGGAGCTGCTACGCTGGCGAAAGGGGGTCGCTTTGACCGATAGCCGGCGACCGCTCGCTTGAGGAGGGAGGGGGAGGGCCGAGCGAAAGGCGAATGCGTTAGGGACCGTCCAAAAACGATTTTTATTTTTGCAGAAATAGTCTAGCATCCACGCCATGAGCTTCCTGTCCCTCACCCACGAGCCGCTCACGCTCCAGGCCACCGAACAGCGGCTGACGGCTGTCTACGAGGCGGCACGCAAAGGTCTGAAAGGCGACCGCATCGCCTACGCCGCAGGCATGAAGCCCTCCGACTTCCGCCGGCTCCAACAGATGGACCCGCTGGTCGAGCTGGCGCAGGAGAAGGGCGCGGCAGACGGCGAGGCGGCGCTTGCGGAAGTGCTCTACGACGCCGCCACCCACGGCAAAGACCCCAAGGTGGCGCTGGACCTGCTCAAGCACAGGCACGACTGGGTCGCCAAGCAGCAGATCGACGTCGAGGTCAACGAGAAGATCAGCATCACCCGTGCGCTGGAGATGGCCAACGCGCGCGTGATCGAGGGAACAGCCATTGCAATCGACTAAGTTCTCTGCCGAGGACGAAACGACGCTGATGGCCCAACTGTGGTCGCCGCGCATCAAGAACGACCCCCTCGCGTTCGTCATGTTCACCTTCCCGTGGGGACAGCAGGGCACGCCGCTCGCCAAGTTCACCGGCCCGCGCAAATGGCAGCGCGACCTGCTGCAACAACTGGCCGACCACATCAAAAGCAACGGCAACAAGCTCGACTTCGACATGTTCCGCAAGGTCGTCTCCTCCGGGCGCGGCATCGGCAAGTCCGCGCTGGTCTCCTGGCTCGTGCTGTGGATGCTGACGACCCGGATCGGGTCCACCACCATCGTCTCGGCCAACACCGAGGCGCAGTTAACGACGAAAACCTGGCCGGAGGTGACGAAATGGGCCTCCATGGCCATCAACCGGCACTGGTTCGAGCCGATTGCGACGCGGATCACGATGGCGAAGTGGCTCACGACCCTCGTCGAGGCGGATCTAAACCGCGACACCCGCCTCTGGGCAGCGCACGCGCAGCTCTGGTCGGCTGAGAACCCCGACGCCTACGCCGGCACGCACAACTACGACGGCGTCATGGTCATCTTCGACGAGGCCAGCGGCATCCCGGACGCGATCTGGTCGGTCACGGACGGCTTCTTCACCGAGAACACGCCAGACCGCTTCTGGTTCGCGTTTTCCAACCCGCGCCGCAACACCGGCTACTTCTACGAGGCGTTCCATGCCCGCCGAGCCTTCTGGTCGACCACGATCGTGGACGCACGCACCGTCGAGGGCACCGACCAGAAGGTCTACGAGCGCATCATCGACGAATACGGGGCTGACAGCCCCCAGGCGCACGTCGAGGTCTACGGGGTCTTCCCCAACGAGAGCGACGACCAGTTCATTTCCAGCAGTCTGGTCGACGACGCCATGGAGCGCACGCCGCAGAAAGATCCGACCGCGCCCATCATCATCGGCGTGGACCCGGCACGGTTCGGGTCGGACGCCACCGTCATTGCGGTGCGCAAGGGCCGCGACATCCTGAGCATCAAGCGGCACCGGGGCGCGGACACCATGGAGGTGGTGGGCCGGGTCATTGAGGCGATCGAGGAGCACAACCCCGCGCTGGTCGTCGTCGACGAGGGCGGCGTGGGCGGCGGCGTGGTCGACCGGCTCAAGGAGCAGCGCTACAAGCAGGTCCGTGGCGTCAACTTCGGGCAGCGCAGCAGGCAGCCGCTGATGTGGGGCAACAAGCGGGCCGAGATGTGGGGCGCGATGCGCGACTGGCTCAAGACGGCCTCCATCCCCGCCGACCGGCTGCTCAAGAGCGACCTGATCTCGCCTCTGGTCAAGCCTGACAGCCGGGGGACGATGTTTCTGGAGAGCAAGAAGGACATGCGCGCCAGAGGGCTGCAAAGCCCCGACGCCGCCGACGCGATCTGCGTCACCTTTGCCTTCCCCGTGGCGTCCACCGCGCGTGTCGACAAAACGCCGCAAAGGCACTACGCTCCGACGCAATCCTCATGGATGGGTTCCTGACGCATGGCCACCACCGCCAAGACTGACGCCAAGGGCGACTTGCTGGCCACCATGCGGTCACGCATGAACGTCGCCGTGGCGGCGTACGGCGACAGCCGGGCTGCCGAGCTGGACGACCTGCGGTTCATGGCCGGCTCGGCTGATAACAACTACCAGTGGCCTAGTGACGTCCTCTCATCCAGAGGTTCAAGTCAGGGCATGACGATCAACGCGCGTCCCTGCTTGACCATCAACAAGCTGCCGCAGCACGTCAGGCAGGTCACCAACGACCAGCGCCAGAACCGGCCCACCGGCAAGGTCATCCCGTCAGACGACAACGCCGACATCGAGGTAGCCGAGATCTTCAACGGCATGGTGCGCCACATCGAGTATGCGTCGGACGCCGATGTTGCCTACGACACAGCCTGTGACAATCAGGTCACATACGGCGAGGGTTACATCCGGCTCCTGACCGAGTACTGCGACGACAACACGTTCGATCAGGACATCCGCATCGGGCGCATCCGCAACTCGTTCAGCGTCTATATGGACCCGATGATCCAGGACCCCACGGGCGCGGACGCCCAGTGGTGCTTCATCACGCAAGACGTCACCAAGGACGAATACGAACGCCAGTTCCCCGACGCCTCGGTGCGGTCGATACAGGAGCAGGGCGTCGGCGACCCGTCCCTGAGCCAGTGGCTCAGTCAGGACACGGTGCGCATCGCCGAGTATTTCTACGTCAAGCATGAGCCGGGCACGCTCAACCTTTACCCCGACGGCCTGACGGCCATGGACGGCAGCCGCGAGGACAAGGTCGCCCGGCTGCTGTTTGGCAAGCCGACGCGCACCCGCACGGTCGACCGCAAGACGATCAAGTGGATCAAGACCAACGGGTTCGAGGTGCTGCAAGAGCAGGACTGGCCGGGCAAGTGGATCCCTGTGATCCGCGTCGTCGGCAACGAGTTCGAGATCGACGGCGAGCTGCACATCTCCGGCCTCATCCGCAACGCCAAGGACGCGCAGCGGATGTATAACTATTGGACCAGCCAGGAGGCCGAGATGCTGGCGCTGGCCCCCAAGGCCCCGTTCATCGGCTACGGCGGGCAGTT